TTAATGACCGTGAAGACATCAGATTACTAACCGAACAATCCGATAATGCAATCATCGTTGCTTCATATGGTACGTTTTCCACAGGCATCAACATCAAAAGATTACACAACGTTATCTTCGCAAGTCCTTCAAAGTCCAGAGTTCGCAACCTACAATCTATTGGTCGTGTCCTAAGGAAAGGCGAAAATAAATCTCAAGCAACGTTATACGACATTGCTGATGATATCTCTACAGACAGAGGTAACAACTATACACTCAATCATTTAATGGAAAGAGTCAAAGTCTATAACGAAGAAAAATTTAACTACGAAATTATAGATGTCAAAGTAAAAGCTTATGATTAATTACGCAAGACACGACGAAGAGTTTTACGGTATATTCAAACTTCTCAATGGTGAAGAAGTATTGGGTAAAGCAGTCCTTACAGAGGATGATGGTGAAACTCTAGCATTCGTTCAAGATCCAGTATGCATCAATTTGATTACTAAAGAAGTTGGCGAACATAAAATTGTTCGTGGAATGGGTTTTAGTAAGTGGATGCAATTATCCGATGAAGAGTTTTTTATCCTTAGAGAAAAAGATATCCTCACCGTCGCCTCTATGAGTAAAGAGATCAGCATACTCTATGATGCATACATCATTAGTGAAAGTACTTCCTCTGAAAAAATGACTGAGATGCAAACAGATGTAAAAGGTACTGCTGGATATCTAGGTACGATTGATGATGCAAGATCACTCTTTGAAAGAATCTTTAAAAGCTAGAAGTACTCCTGAACCCTTACAGTGTTATTATACAGAGGAAACTTTAATCTGTCAAGTTGTCACTTCGTAATTTATGTGCTATAATAAACAAACGATATGAAATTCATATGAAAACATCTCCAAAGAAAAAACAACATTATGTAGATAACCAAGAGTTTCTTGCTGCGATCATCAAGTACAAAGAAAAAGTCGCTCATGCAGAAGAGAATGATCTTCCGAAACCTAGGGTTAATAACTACATTGGTGGATGTTTTCTAAAAATTGCTACCCACTTATCATACAGACCAAACTTTATCAACTACATGTATAAAGATGATATGGTTTGTGATGGTATTGAAAACTGCATTCAGTACATCGATAACTTCAATCCAGAAAAAAGTAGAAATCCATTTGCATACTTTACACAAATTGTTTATTATGCATTCCTTAGAAGGATTGCTAAAGAGAAACGACAGATGGATATCAAAGATAAGATCTTAGAAAAATCTGGTTACGATCACGTCTTTACAGTTGACGGTGACGCACATTCCGACTATAATCATATCAAATCTCGTGTTGAAATGAACTCTAAGCGATGAAGATTCTTCTGATTACAGACCAACATTTTGGAGTTCGCAACGATAATCAATATTTTATAAATCACTATAGAAAATTTTATTCTAAAATTGTAATACCTTTTATCAAAGCATCTAAGATTGATACTGTAATCGCTCTCGGAGATACTTTTGATAAGCGTAGATCCATTAACTTTATGTCGCTTGAGTCGGCAAAGGAAATGTGGTTTGATCCTCTTAGTGAGATGGGTGTGAAAATGCACATGCTCGTTGGTAATCATGATATCTACTATAAAAATACTTTACGAATCAACGCCCCAAGTGAGTTACTTGCTGGATACAAAAACATCAACGTCATCAGCAACCCTACCACTACTGTTTTTGATGGTCTTCCTGTACTCCTTCTCCCTTGGATTTGCGATGAAAATCATGCAGAAGTTCTGGAAAAGGTAGGATCTACTGATGCAAAAGTATGCATGGGTCATCTAGAACTAAATGGTTTTGAAGCACATCCTGGTCATGTAATGCATAGTGGGATGGACCTTAACATGTTTAGTAAATTTGAAAAGGTGTTTAGCGGACACTATCATATGAAATCTAATAGAGATAATGTGTATTATCTTGGAAATCCTTACCAATTATATTGGAATGATTATGGATGCAAAAGAGGATTCCATGTTTTCGATACTGACACACGAAAGACAACATTCTATAGGAACCCCTTTGACACTTTCCACAAATTGTATTATAATGATGGGGTAAAAACTTCTGGTCTGGAAGAATTACAAGGATCTTTCGTAAAATTAATCGTCGAAAACAAAGGCGATTATGCAAAATTTGATTATGCAGTAAAGGAACTTCAAAATTTAGATCTTGCGGATCTGAAAATTATTGAAGACCTAAGTGTGGAACTAGAAAATGGTGACGCAGTGCTGGAAACCGAAGATACTCTAACATTGTTAGACAACTACATAGATGAAATAGATCTAAAAGTTGATAAAAATAACATAAAAAGTGTAATGAGATCTTTATACATCGAAGCATCGGAACTCTAATGTTTATCTTATCAGACCTCACTAGTGGTGGAATTTATTCTACAACTGATACTCTCGATCAGAAAGTTGTTCATATCTTTGAAGAACAAGAAGATGCTGAGAGATATGTAACACAATTGATCGCTGATGACTATGCTGAAGACCTAGAAGTTGTAGAAGTTGCACAAGAAGTTGTAGCAATGAATTGCAATACTTATGGATATCATTATTCAATTGTTTCAAAAGATGACCTCGTAATTCCACCTTAACATGATTACATTTGAGACTATTCGTTGGAAGAATTTTCTTTCAACAGGTGACCAATGGACTGAAATACAACTTAACGAATCTCAATCAACTTTAATAGTTGGTACTAATGGCGCAGGGAAATCTACTATGTTAGATGCCCTGTGTTTTGCTTTGTTTGGAAAAGCATTTCGTAAAATTAACAAACCACAGTTAGTAAATTCAATCAATGAAAAGGGTTGCAAAGTTGAAGTTACATTCTCTATCGGAAAGGATGAGTATCGTGTATTCAGAGCAATTAAACCGAATGCGTTTGAACTCTATAAAAATAACAAACTGGTCGATCAGGATGCTGCCACGAAGGACACCCAAAAATATTTGGAGCAGTCAGTCCTCAAACTCAATTTCAAATCATTCACTCAAGTTGTTATACTCGGATCATCAACTTTTGTCCCCTTCATGCAACTCGCTGCCAGTCACAGGAGAGAAGTTATTGAAGATCTACTTGACATCAACATCTTCTCAAACATGAATGCTCTGTTGAAAGACAGAGTTCGTACCGAACAGTCCCATAGTAGAGACTGTGAGCATATGGTTAGTATTGCTGAAGAGAGAGTAGCATCTCAAACTAAATTGATCGAATCTTTACAGGAAGTAAATAATACACGGCAGAAAGAAAAGCAAGATAGAATTGTTAGTAATGAAAAATTGATCGATGAAGAAGTAAATAATAAAGCAAAATATACAGAACAACTTTCTGAGATCAAAGAGTCTCTAGAGGGAGTTGATGACCACAAAACCATACTACAGGAACTTAGACAGTCTCAATCTGATGTCAATTCAGAACTAAAGAGTGTATCTAAACAACTTAAATTCTTCAAAGCAAATGATGAGTGCCCTACTTGCCAACAGGAGATTGATAAAAATTTTAAATTTGCTATGGTTGGTGCCTTAAAAGTTAAAGGTGAGGATCTCTCTGAAAACTTCAGAGGTTTGACTGATAAAATTTCTGATGCAATAAGTGTTATCGAAACTATAGAATCTATCAGTAAAAAATCTTTTGAACTGAATACTAGAATCCAACGCAGTGATAAAGAAATTGTTCGTATAGAGTTTGAGAATCTTGGAATTAGTAAAGAATTACTTAATCTTCAAAACGATACTCCGAGCATCAATAGTGAAGTTGAGAACCTTGAGTCACTTAAAAACCAACTTAATGATACAAAAGAACAGTGTGGTAAAGTTAGTAAAACCCTTGTTGAGTATCAAGTAGTATCAAATCTTTTGAAAGACTCTGGAATCAAAAGTCAAATCATTAAAAAATACATTCCAGTCTTTAACAATCTCATTAATAAATATCTTCAAAGTATGGACTTCTTTGTCAATTTTACCTTGGACGAAGAATTCAATGAAATTATTAAGAGTCGCTTCAGAGATGAGTTTTCATATGCATCATTCTCTGAAGGTGAAAAGCAGAAGATTGATTTAGCACTTCTATTTACTTGGCGTGAAGTTGCTCGGATGAAAAATAGTGTTGCTACTAATCTGCTTATCTTGGATGAAGTTTTTGATAGTTCGCTTGATTCTTCAGCGACAGCAGAACTTCTTTCTATTCTTAGAAGTTTGGGAAGCGAAACTAATCTGTTTGTTATTTCCCATAAAGGTGAGATCCTAGTAGATAAATTTTTACGAACAATTAAATTTGAAAAGATTAATGATTTTTCAAAAATGTCAGATGATTCTTGATTGGGACAGTAACCAAAGTGGCACAGTAGTGTCTCCACACCTTGACGACGGTGCTATAATTACAAGGTAACCAAGAGAGACGGATGAACACTCAGGAAGTCAAAGGCACTCTTGCTAAACTGCTTGCTACAGAAAACCTGACTGTAGAGCATCGTAAGGTGAGCACTGCCTGCTTTGATGTTGATAAGCGTCTGCTAATCCTTCCTATCTGGAAGACTGCTTCTAATACTGTCTATGATCTTCTCGTTGGACATGAGGTTGGACATGCTCTCTATACTCCCAATGAAGACTTTGGTAAGGTATCAAAGGCATTTGTCAATGTGTTAGAGGATGCTCGCATCGAAAAAATGATGAAGCGTACCTATCCTGGTCTTCGTAGATCATTTTATGATGGGTATCGAGAGTTGTGGAATAACGATTTCTTTGGTGTGAATGATGATGATATTGAGAAGTTGTCTTTAATTGATCGTATTAACTTATATTTTAAAGGCAATGCAGATATTTCTTTTACTGTAGAAGAACAGGTATGGGTTGATAGGACTTCAAATACAAAAACATTTGACGATGTTGTTGATCTTGCTAAAGATCTTTGGAAGTACGCCAATGAAAAGGAGGATGAAAAAGATCATAAAGTAATGCCTCAGTCTAAGGATGGTAATAGAAGTGCTGATACTGAGCAAGAGGGCATGACACATGAAGAGATGTTAGAAGAAGCAGAGCGTCGTGAGCAAGAGAATGAAGAAGACGGTGCATCTGAGTATAGTGATTCTTTTGAAGAGTCTTATGAATTCAGTGAAACTGAGTCGATAACTGATGGAGCACTCTCTGAAGCACTGGAGACATTGGTAGATGATAGTGCAAAGGAATGGATTTACTTAACTACTCCTGATGTTGATGTGAATGAAAAGATTGTTCCCTTTAAAGTCGTTCAAGAAAATCTCAATAAGCACTTTCATGAAAGGGTTTTTCATGATGAGACAGATGAAAGATACTACACTGACAATCTAAATTATGCTTTGAGTCATTTCAATTCTTTTAAGAAGGATACTAAAAAAACTGTATCTTACTTATGTAAGCAGTTTGAAATGAAGAAGTCTGCTAATGAGTATAAACGTACAGCAGTTGCCAAGACGGGAGTTGTCGATACCAATAAACTGTTTAAGTATAAACTAACAGAAGATATTTTTAAGAAAGTTTCAGTCGTCCAGGAAGGTAAGAACCATGGTTTGGTAATGCATCTTGACTGGTCTGGATCTATGCAGTATCAACTCTTAGATACTTTGAAGCAGGTTTATAACTTGATCTGGTTCTGTAAAAAATGTGGAATTCCTTTTCGTGTTTATGCTTTCCAATCTGGATATGGGTATCGATCAGCACATGATGAGGAAATCAATCAATCTGAGAATGAACTTGGATTTTCTCAGGACTTCCGTTTGCTTGAATTGTTTTCTTCTCGGCAAAATGCAAAGTCTCTGGAGAAGTCCATGCAATTAGTTTATACTCAAGTATTTTCTATGAATGGATATCGTTTATCCCATCTACCTGAATATACTCTTGGTGGTACTCCACTTGCTGAAGCAGTCTATTGCACTCGTCAAATTGTTGCTAGCATGAAGAGAGTTGAAAATGTTACTAAGGTCAATGTTATTTGTTTGACTGATGGTGAGGCAAATCCTATGAGTTATATTCAAGCTCCTAGTGATAATGAAATTTTCTATCAGAAAGGAGATTTACGCACGAAGTATCTTTGCCACCAAAGAAACAAAGTATTTTTTCTTCGAGATCATATTACTGGATATACTCGTAGAATCAATGCACATCCAAATGAAACTACAAAGGAGATTGTTTCTTTCTATCGCGAGATTACTGATTACAACTGGATAGGTATTCGTATTTGTAATAAGATGGAACTGACTCGTTTGGTTCGAGAGACTGCTAATGATGAGTTTGAATCAGTTGATAAGCAATGGAAAAAATATAAATTTGCTTCTATCAAAAATAAAATTGGATTTACTGAGGCGTTCTTTATGCCATCCCAAGGTATTGGTGGTGAATCTCAAGATCTTACTGTGAAATGCAAAAAGGAAATTGCAAGTAAAGCAGAACTCACCAGGGCATTCAAGAAACATATGGGTTCTAAAATGACAAACAAAACAATTCTCAACTCATTCATCGAGCAAATAGCTTGACAACGGTCAAAACCAATGCTACTATTAGATCACAATCCTGTTCTCCCCATGAAAGAAAAAACTAACTATGTAAATTTGTTCAAGAGCAATGAAGTCAATGTTAGTAAGCATATGTTCAATTTAGTTATGAGCAGAAACTACAACGGTGACATTGAACTTTTTAAATCTGTATTGAGCAGAAAGAACCAAGGCAAAAAAACTGTTGTATATGACAACATCAAAGACTATCATAAAGAATTCTATTCTGATTCTGAATGGTGGACTAACGCCAATGAGAACGAACGAGCAGCAATTCTAAGGAGATTGTCTCATGTAATGGCAAAAGAATCAGTACAAAAAAATAATATCAAACAATACGAGAGGGAAAACGTTATCACTTCTACAGTCGAACCTGAAGTTCCAGTAGATAATAACTACACTGGATTGGAGCAGATGTTTAATACCAACTCAGATACTAATGAAATTGTTGATCAGTTTGCACTTCTTGCTGATCAGGGATGGACAACAATTAAATACAAAGATGTTTGGGAGGTTTCAAAATGAAGTGCAAAGTAGAACTGTTTAAAGCAGGTACAATTTTTGAAGAAATTGTTATTGCTACAGACTATGAAGATGCTAGGAAGGTTGCCTTGGCACGAAACCCTGGAGCAACTATCATGGGAGTAACAGCAGTATTTGAATGAACATCTTCGTCACTGATGAGTCTCCACGGGAATCTGCTTATGTCTTACCAGACAAGCACATCGTCAAGATGCCTCTGGAGACCTGTCAGATGCTCGCTATAGTCGCCTCAGACAAGTGGGGGCATGGTTATGGTACTTTGCCTAAGGCAGACGGCACACCCTATGCTACGGACAAAGGAGCATTCCGTAATCACCCTTGCACCAAGTGGGCAAATGAGACTGTGGCAAACTCTCGATGGTTGCTTGAGCATGGTATGGCATTGTGTGAGCAGTATGCAGCACGATATGGTAAAATCCATACTTGCTTCAAGACTCTCCTTGCTGCTGATGCAATCATTCCTAATGCTGAGTTGAGTGATCATACTCCGTTTGTCTTTGCAGGACCTGACGAGTATAAGTATGACACCAGTATTGACATCTTCACTGCTTATAAGATGTACATTGCATCTAAACCATGGGTGGCATCCAACTACCTAAGACTGCCAGACTACAAACCTGACTGGGTGTGACACCTAAATAACTGTCCAAGACCCTCCCATTCGGGAGGGTTTTCTGCTATAATTACAAAGTAATCAAAGGAGACATGATGCCTCGCAAATCTGAAGTCACTTCTAAACAGATTGTGGAGACTCTTACTAACAATTTTGGTACTGAGGTTAGTTCAAATCAAGTTCGTATCGTAGCAGATCAACTAAATGTATCATATCCTACTGTGTGCAAACGTATTGAAGAATATAAATCAGGTAGAGGAAAGTGGAATCTGACTGCACAAGAAATCGAACGTGCATATGATGCTCCCTCTGCTATTCAAACTAACAACTATATACCAGAAAAAGATGCTTCCTATGTCCAGTTTGGTAATTACTCATCTCTTCGTAAAGTTATTCAGTCCAATTCTTTCTATCCTGTATTCATTACAGGTCTTTCTGGAAATGGTAAAACAATGTCGGTTGAGCAGGCATGTGCTGCAACTAAGAGAGAGTTGATTCGTGTCAATATTACAATCGAAACTGATGAAGACGATCTTATTGGTGGTTTTCGTCTTGTCGATGGTGACACTGTTTGGCATAATGGTCCAGTCATCGAAGCTCTGGAACGTGGAGCTGTACTTCTTCTAGATGAGATTGACCTAGCGTCTAATAAGATCTTGTGTCTGCAGTCTGTGCTGGAAGGTAAGGGTGTCTTCTTGAAGAAGACTGGTAAATATGTAACTCCTAAGGAAGGATTCAATGTTATTGCAACTGCAAATACTAAAGGTAAAGGCAGCGATGACGGTCGCTTTGTTGGAACCAATATTCTCAACGAAGCATTCCTCGAACGTTTTCCAATTACATTCGAGCAAGATTATCCAACTGCATCGGTAGAAGAAAAAATTCTACGAAATATGGGTTGTGACACTATCTTTGCAGAGAACCTTGTGAAGTGGGCAGGCGTCATTCGCAAGACATTCTTTGATGGTGGTGTTGATGAAGTTATTACCACCCGTCGTTTGGTTCATATTGCACAAGCAATGGAAATCTTTGGCGATCGATATGAATCAATTACCATGTGTGTGAATCGTTTTGATGATGACACCAAACAATCTTTCCTAGATCTCTATACAAAGGTTGACGCTGGAGAAGATTCAGAGTACAATGAAGACGAAGAAACCATTTGATTATGAAGTACAATGAAGACGCGCTTCTCAAGGAGTTGCGCGATTACATTTCTGGGACATATGGTCAGCACTATTCTGCTGGCAACGATGAGATTCAAACGTTAGATTTGATTGAGTCCTGTGGTGATGCTGAAGCATTCTGTAGAAGTAACATTCTAAAGTATGCTTCTCGTTATGATCGTAAAGGCACTGCCCGTCGCGATATCATTAAGATCCTACACTACGGATTGCTCCTCCTCCATTTCTCTGACAAATCCAACATTACCGAAGACTATCCTCAATGACAGTAATTTCACGTCCAACAATTGAAGTCCTTAAGAACTTCTGTTCTATTAACAAGTCTATTGTCATCAAACCTGGCAATCAAGTTGCAACGTTGAGCATCAACAAGAATATTCTTGCTATTGCTGATGTTGAAGAGTCGTTTGATAAACAAATTTCAATCTATGATCTAGGTGTATTTCTTGGAGGGTTGTCCTTGTTCGACTCACCAAAGATTGATACTAGTCATACTAATTATGTCACTGTAAGTGATCAAATCGGACAATCGAAGACACGATTCTTCTACGCCGATCCTGATATCATTACTCAACCACCAGAGAAAGAGATTTCTCTCCCCTCTATTGACTGTGACTTTGCATTGAGTGCAGACATTTTGCAGCAACTTCAACGTGCTGCTGCTGTTTATCAGTTGCCTGATCTGTGCCTCTTTGGTCATGAGGGAGCGGTTCAAATTATGGTAACTGATAAGAAGAATGATACTTCTAATAGTTACTCTGTCGATCTTCCTAATGCTGTAATTGGAGACGAAGAGTTCTGCTTCTGCTTTAAGGTTGAGAACCTGAAACTGCTTCCTGGTTCTTATCATGTTATGATCAGTAAGCAAAACGTTGCTGAATTCCGAGGCGACGGCATCAAATACTTTATTGCTCTAGAACCTAACAACTGATGTCTGATTTTTTATGGGTAGAGAAGTATCGTCCTCAGACTGTTGAGGAATGTATTCTTCCTGCCAATGTGAAAGAAACCTTCCAGAGTTTCATTGATCAGGGAGAAATCCCTAATCTACTCCTTTCTGGAACTGCTGGTGTTGGTAAAACTACCATCGCCAAAGCACTCTGCAGAGAATTGGGTGCTGATTATTATGTTATCAATGGATCTGATGAAGGTAGATTCCTGGACACTGTACGCAATCAGGCAAAATCCTTTGCTTCTACTGTGTCTCTCACTGCTTCTGCTAAGCACAAAGTTCTTATCATTGATGAGGCAGATAACACAACCCCAGATGTACAACTTCTCCTTCGTGCAAGTATCGAAGAGTTCCAAAAAAACTGTAGGTTCATATTCACTTGTAACTTCAAGAACAAGATTATTGAACCACTACATAGTAGGACGACGGTCGTAGAATTCAATGTCCGAGGTCAAACCAAACAGCAACTTGCTGCTACGTTTTTTAAACGCTGTGAAGATATCCTCGGGCGCGAGAAGGTCACCTTCTCTCCTAGAGTTTTGGCAGAAGTCGTCCAGAAATACTTCCCAGATTTCCGAAGAACCCTCAACGAATTGCAGCGATATGCCAGCACAGGGTCTATCGACACTGGCATTCTGGCGACGTTAGGTGATGCTAATGTCGATAGTCTTATCGCAGCGTTAAAGAATAAGAAGTTTAATGATGTCAAGAAGTGGGTAACACAGAATCTTGATGCTGATCCTACTTCTATCATGCGTAAATTGTATGATAGTTTATCTGCTGCGATGGATGGTCCTAGTATTGCTGCTGCAGTTTTAATCATTGCAGAGTATCAATACAAATCTGCTTTTGTCGTAGATCAAGAGATTAATCTTCTTGCTTGTCTTACCCAGATTATGTTGGAGTGTGAATTCAAATGAAGTTTAAAGCATTAGTATTTGTCCGACTGAGATCACAGGTTGATGACTCTCCTGGCAATGCCGTGAGAGATGCCTGTAAGCGACTGTCTGAGTTGGATATCAAAAAACTTAGACTTGGTAAGGTGATTGATGTTTGGTTGGAATCAGAGAGCAGAGAGTATGCTGAGAAAGAACTCGAAATGCTATCTGATAGATTCCTTGCTAACACAGTCATGGAAGACTGGGATTATGAATTGACTGAAATTGAAAACTTTCCTAAAGGTATTGAAGCATGATTGATGTAAAACTAATTCGGATGATCACTGGCGAAGAGATCGTTGCAGAAGTTGTAGATTTTTCAAATGGTATTCTTACAATTAAGAATCCTCTTGTTGTCATTCCTCAACAAGACCAGATTGGATTTGCTCCATGGGCAACAGTAATTAGTCTAGAGAATCCTGAGATTGCTCTTGATATGAAACATGTCATTTATTCTGTCGAACCTCAATCTGGAGTTGTGTCGCAGTATAATAGTATCTTTGGTGGTCCTGAAATCATCACTCCTGATAAGAAACTGATCCTATGACATCACTAAAGACACCTCTTCGTTATCCTGGTGGTAAGTCTCGTGCTACTAAAAAGATGGCAGAGTTCTTTCCACTATTCAAAGACTACACAGAATTTCGCGAACCATTTGTTGGTGGAGGTTCTGTTGCTCTTTATATCACTCAGATGTATCCTCACCTGGATATCTGGGTGAATGATTTGTATGAACCATTATATAATTTCTGGAAAGAACTTCAGTATGATGGACGCAAACTTCGTGATGAGTTGGTTCAA